GCTATACCACGCGCATGGAAGTGAACGTCCAAATCCCGCAAGCCCTAGCGCCCGTGTTTGCCCCGCCAATAGGCGCTGTGGCGTACCGTGGCGCATATGGTGGCCGGGGTAGCGCCAAGACCCGCACATTCGCCCGCATGGTGGCCGTACGCGCCCTAGTGTTTGAAACTATGGGACTACGTGGCGCAATCCTTTGTGGTCGTGAATTCATGGGGTCACTAGCAGACAGCTCTATGGAGGAATTGAAGTCAGTCATTCAGGAAGATGAATGGTTAGCGGCTCACTTCTCAATTGGAAAAGAATACATTCGCACCAAATCAGGAAACATCTGGTTTCTATTCGTCGGTTTGCGCCATAACCTCGACAGCCTTAAGTCAAAAGCCAAAGTCCTGCTAACATGGATTGACGAGGCGGAAAACGTATCCGAACTGGCATGGCGCAAGCTTATCGCCACAGTCATGCGCGAACCGAACTCCGAAATATGGCTAACGTGGAACCCGGAAAGCGAGGAAAGCGCAACTCATAAGCGGTTCCGCGTTTCATACGACCCAAAGCGCATGGTCATTGTTGAATGTAACTATTCCGATAATCCTTGGTTTCCGCAAGGCCTAGAAGATGAGCGCAAGGCCGACCTGGAGTTTCGCCCCGACACTTACGATCACATATGGGAAGGCCAGTTCCTAACGCTCACAGAGGCCCAGATAATGGCGGGCAAGTATGAGATAAAAGAGTTTGAAGTCGAAGGCCCCGGATGGCAAGGGCCATATCTAGGTGGTGACTTTGGATACTCGCAAGACCCTACTGCCGCAATACGATCATGGGTTAAAGACAACTGCCTGTATATTGACTATGAGGCGGGCGGAACTCGCATTGAGATTGACGATATTGTCAGTCGCGTATCTGCCAGTATTCCAGACTATGACAAGCATGTCAGTCGATGGGATAGCGCGCAACCGGGCATGATATCGCACATTCAGCGAAAGGGCTTTCACCGGGCTATAGGTTGCGTAAAGGGTAAGGGAAGCGTTGAGGACGGTATTCAATTCATCCGATCATTCAAGCGCGTGTATATACACCCACGTTGCGTTCAAACGGCGCGGGAGTTTAGGCTGTATTCGTGGGAAATTGACAAGCTATCCGGCGCGATTAAGCCTAAGCCCGTCGATGCGAATAACCATTATTGCATTGCGGAAGGTCAAAGGGTTTTAACTAAACGCGGACAAATACCGATTGAGAGCATAGTAGTTGGTGATATGGCAATGACGCGCAAAGGATGGCGCAAGGTGCTTGCATCGCAAGTAACAGGATATAACAAGCCAGTTGTCAAAATATCCACTACAATTGGCGATTTGGTATGCACCCCAGATCACCCGGTCTTGCGCAATACATCCTTTACAAGAGCCGACACTCTGTGTTACGGTGATGAAGTAACAGGGAGTGAATTATGGCTGAAACAACAATCTGGAACGGAAAGAAATATAGCCGTTGGCCGCAATCAAAACGCAGGTCAGATAGAGTTTATTTTCAGCGCAGCATCCAAGGCGGTGTCGAGTATCTACACAGGTCGGTTTGGGAAAGTGTTAACGGCACAATTCCAAAAGGTTTTGACATTCATCATGTCGATGAAAACACAAGCAACAACTCAATTGAAAACCTTGAGTGCCTTACTCGAAAAGAACATTTTGCGCGCCACCCAATGCAAGGCGAAAGATACGATAATCAAATTAAACACCTTGCATCAATCAATCATCTATCAAAGGCTTGGCACTCAACTCCAGAAGGCATCGAAGTGCATAGGCGGGTTGGTGCAATGGCATATCAATCATTTGTGCCAGTTGGAAAAGAATGCGCTAACTGCAAAATTAAATTCATGCCAAAAAAACTTGGCAACCTTGACTTGTTCTGTTCAAATGCGTGTAAGTCGGCAAACCGCCGCGCGTCTGGCATTGATAATGTATGGCTGGAATGCCCTGTTTGCAAAAGTCCATTCGAAACTAACAAATACTCAAAAACAAAAACATGTAGTCGGGCATGTTCTAACCGTTACAGATCATGGGTATGCAAGTAAGGTTTACAACCTTTTGATAGACGGCGAGAATGAATTTATTGCAGAGGGCGTCATAGTTCATAACTGTGACGCCCTGCGCTATGCTCTAAATCCGATTATGAAGCATGTCGGAATTAACTGGGCGGCATTGTCCAGTTAGCGCGTGACACTACGCGGATAGTGGGCGGTTACTTCCCCCACCTCTTTCATCGCGACCCCGTGAATGTGGGGGACGCCGTTGATCACAGTCGCCAACTCTTTATGTGTGTATAGATAACCGCCACTTCCCCAATAAACCCAACTCTCTACTGGCAGCGCATCCAACTGTTTCTGCAACGCATCAATCTGCGCTGTGATCTGTTCGCGGGTCTGTGGCATCGGTTCGTGATCATCGATGATGCGGTATGCGATGATGTCGTGTACACTATCAATATGTGACCATCGCCAATCTTCACGACCGTCACTTGTAAATTCGATACCGTTGGCAAACCTTAGACTATACATTGTCTTATCCGACTTAATCGGACATTCGCCGCCGTTCCAGTTAATCCAGTCTGTCATAACTAACTCCTATACCACTCCACACCACCCATACCACAACCCCGCTTTGCACGTCAAGCCCCTTTCGCATATAATCGCAACAAACAAAGGGCTCGCGCATGATCACTGACGGTTTCCAAAACGTAATGGCAGGATTACACCCCGGACGCGATAAAGCGATGATGGCTGGTCACGTCAAGTCACTCTGGACCACTGCACAGTTTGAGGCGGTATATTCCGATAGTCCAGCCGCTAAAGCCGCCATTGATCAAATCCCGGACGATAGCTTCCGCAAGTGGCGAACATGGCAGGGCGATGATCCGCAAGTCAACGCGCTTGAAAAACTAGAGAAGAAACTAAAGATCAAACAAACCCTGAACTGGGTCGATAAGATGAGCCGCCTTTATGGCGAGTATTATGCTTACATCGACGTAGGCCAAGCGCCAGAGAAACCACTAGACCCGGAAACTGTTGGAAAGGATGGGCTTCGGTTTGTCATTCCTATGTCACCTTTACAGCTAACCGTGGGCGATTGGGAAAACGACCCTCTATCTGCTGAATACGGACGGCCTAAGTATTACACCGTCTCTGGCAGCGATCAGGGCATGGTGCAAATCCATCCTAGCCGCGTTATTCGCATGTTCGGAACTGAAACGCCTTCGCAGGGTTTCGGTTTTCAGCGTGGCGAGAGTGTACTGCAATATCTTATGACATCGGTCATTCAATACGATAGCGTCATGGCTAACGTTTCGTCATTGATCTATGAAGCCAAAGTTGACGTTATCCAATATCCCGGCTTGTCGCAGGTTCTGGACGGTGGCGAGCAGGAGGCCGCGTTTCTTAAAGCCCAAAACCTAGCGATGATGATGAAAGGCAACAATGGCGTGTTGCTGCTAGAGGGCGCAACGTCAAAAGACGGCGTGGGCGCGGTCTACTCGCAAAAGCAAATGTCATTCGCCACGTTGCCCGACTTGATCGACCGTTTCCAAGCGCAACTCGCTGGGGCTGCAAACTCCAACCGTTCGCGCATGTTCGGGGTATCGTCGGGCGGTCTTGGCAGCAATGGCACGTTGGAATTGTCAACGTATTACGACTTCATTAATTCGCGGCAAACAAACTACCTTGAACCAGCGCTAACCATCCTTGATGAGTGCATTATCCGTTCGGCGCTAGGGTCACGGCCTGATGATCTTTGGTATGAATGGTCATCGCTATGGCAGATCAGCGATAAGGAGCGGGCTGACATTGGTGCGCAACTGGCTAACGCAGCTAAGACGCTGGCCGATGCGGGTATCTTGCCCGCCGAGGTATTGAGCGAGCCTGTCACGCTGGCATTGGTTAACGCGGGTGTATTCCCCGGCCTTGATCAGTCGCTTGGTGATTTCCTTGATGCGGGCGGCGAGATTGATCCTGAGCCTGAGATCGAGGAATTGCCACCCGCTGCACCTAAGCCCGCTGTTAAGGATGAGTTTCCAGTTGTTGATCCTACATTGCAGCTATTGACCGATTACCTAAGCGGTGCAAAATGAATACAGTTGAACTAGCTGCAATCATTGCCGTTGCTAAACGCGAAGTCGAGTTGCGCGTTACTGAGAATGGCGCGGTAAAGGGCGA